GAACCGGACCATTCACAATTTTGCATGTCGATGGTACTGTCTAACGTGATGCCATTATCTAGTTTATCAGTTGTCGAGGTAATGGTATTACTAGACGTTTGACCGGTGCCAGCGATGCCTACTAGTGTTGCTGTAGAAGTAATTTTTAAATCGTGTGCCGCTTCAACTGCTTTATCATAAGTGAAAAATGCACCACACCCGCCGTTCTGGCCATTGGCTGTATCGCAGGTAATGGCAAAGCCATCCAACGTTGTGTTGTTGCTCATGGTCGTATCTGAAGTATTATCGGATATGACTGGAGTAGTTCCGCTGTTATAAGAGCTGACTGAATTGCCAGCGTTGGGTAAAATGTTTCCGGTGATTACGTCTTCTGCTTTAACGGCATTAGCAAAGCAACTTGCCAGCAAGTAGCTACAGAAAAAGGCTATAGTGATGGTTTTTATTTTGGATCTTGCCATTGAACCTTTTTATCAGTGGACTTATCCGCCGGAAGAGGATCAGAATTAATAACAGGTTTAACTTTTTCTCTTAATTTCATACGTTTAACGTAAGCTTTATAATCAGGTCTTTCAAAATCATATTTATTCCATAAAGCCTGAGCATTTTTTCCAATCTTACCATCGATAGGGCAAGGTGTTCCTGCTTGAATCATGCTTTCAAATACTCTTTCATCCTGGCAGAGTATAGCAACCGCTGCCACTTTCATGCCAAAGTCATTTAGAATCCGAGCTAGTTTAAGTCGTTCACAATTTTTGTCAATGAAGTGTTTACCACCAGATACTCCAAGTCCAAACGTTTGTATTCCTGCCGATGCGCCAACGGCACATACATCTTGTGTCATGGAATTATAGGAAGGTGCGCCAGCAGTAGGAGGTGATGATCTTATATTAGAAGTTGTTGAATTCGTTGTAGTTGAAGTTGATTCACTTCCTGATTGATAAGTCGTGCTAGATTCGTATCCACCTTCAATAGCGGTATTAGACCCAGAAACGTTAGACTGAGTGGATCCTGCGTAAGCTGTTGAACACACCAATAGTGTTAGCATTAAAAACGTATATAAATACTTCATCAATTTCCATAAACTCCTAAGAACAATTGTTTTTATCTAAATCAATCGGCTTGTCGCCCTGAAAGAACCATACATAAGACGAAATCTTCGTTCCTTCTTGGGTATAAGTACATTTTTTGCCTACCGAGCAGGCGCTCAAGGCAAATAACAGTGCGAGCACTAGAAATAATTTATTCATTTTTGCTCCTTTGCTTTAATTGAGTGTTCATAGGTGTCTTGTTCTGCTTTTTCTTGATCTTCAAGTTGACAGCATTCGCCAGACTGTTCCTTTTCTTTGGTATGCATATTACAACATTTTGTTTTGTCTACTGGCATGATAAACACTCGTCATTATTTACTGTAATTCCTTGAGGATTACAATTACATTTTTCGCATGCACATACACCATTAGCATCTGAATGTCCGCTTATATTACAGTGACAATCACACAAACAATCTTTACACTTAGTCATCTTTTCCTTTAGGTAATCCACTTGATAACCATTTAACAAATTTATTCCATGGACTACATATTATTTTCCATATTTTTTTAATCATCCTTGGTCTCCTCAATATTATAGAAGTACTTATCGGTATCTTCTGTTACCCATTTACGATCATCTTCAACATTCCATTCGGAAGTTTGTACCTTCCAATCGAATGGTATTTCATCCCTTACCGTAAAGGAAGGAATACTCCAGATTAGTCTATTGTTTGGCTGAGCCGCATAATTGCCGTCATCCAAGGCCATTATGTGAGCGCACTTATGCTCCTGCGGGATTTCTGAATGATCCGTGTCGACTATATTACTCTCTGGATGAGCCCAGTCAACTGTAAAAAGGTATGCACCGGAACGCCATTTTTTGTCTTTACCTATGAATTTACCGGACTGACCGTCCAAGACATCAAAAGAAGTAACGCTAGGATAGTAACTAAAGCAATTCCATAGCTCCAACTCATCAAGTCGCAGCCGAGGAACCTCTTTGACATTATAGCCTTTTTGGATAAATGCAGAGATGGGTAAACGGTAAAAGACTGCACCGTTTTCCATAATGGCATGGAATAAAATCGGACGACCAGTGATACTAGCCAACGCGAAAATGATACAGTCTTCAGCTTCTCCATGATGTTCCTTAAGATCATAGAGATACTCTCTCCTGATCTGTGCGTAAGTCACAGGAATATTCGCGTTTAAGTATGCCATCCAACATAAAGTCCTAACTTGCTATGATTATTAAAACAACTACTACTGCTACAGCAATAGAAATCTTTTTATGAGCTAATGCTAATGCCCATAATTTTTTTGCTTGTTCCATATTTCCTCCTAATCGTAAATATCGCCCCAAGTTTTCCCAGATTCGTAGTCTACTTTATTAGGCACTTCCAGGTCAACTGCAGCTTCCATTATTTCAATTATTTGTTCAGCTTTCTTATCAGATTCTACAGAAATATCCAGCTCATCGTGAATCTGTATATGGGCTATAATACCCTCTTTATACAAATCCAGCATCGATTTTTTAGTCATATCTGCTGCAGATCCTTGTATTAATTTATTTAGAGCTTTGTAGGTAAAAGCTCTTCTGATTCTATTTTCACCATATTTTTTCATCGCATCTTCCCACGTCATAGGTGTGTGCATACCAAATTGAGCAGGTTCCCACTTATTAAATCTACATCCTCTTCCTAGAAGAGTTCTAATTTCTCCTTCTCTTGAAGCCCATCTTGATGTTTCATTCATCAAGTCTCTAACAAATGGAACTCGCTCGTGATACTGATTGAATAGTTCTTCAGCTTCTTGTTTCGTGCTTAATCCTAATTCTGCTTGCAACTTGGCTTTACCCATTCCATAAAATAATCCAAGATTAATTGTTTTAGCTTGGATTCTACTAATGCCTGCCATATCGGCAACGGTTTTATGGAAATCAATATTACTATTGGAATAATTATCTACAATTTCTTTTACCGATGCATCTTCTCTTATGCTTGCAGTTGTTGCTGCAAAATGGACTACGAGTCTAGGCTCCTGTTGATTGTAATCAAAACATCCCCATACACAACCCTCCTCGGGAAGGAATAGAGATCGAATCATTGGTCCGAGATCTTTATTGCGTGCGGGAATTTGTTGTAGATTTGGATTAGAATATGAAAATCTTCCAGTGACAGTGCCACCTTGATCCGATCTTATTTGATTAATATCCGCATGGATTCTACCTTTGTGTTCATATCTTAAAATGGTATCCAGGAAAGTGGTATGTGCCTTGTTTATTTCTCTGGCTTTTGCTATTTTATTAACGACAGGATGAGAATGTTCTTGCAGAAAATTTTTGGTGAATGATGGCGCATTTGTTTTTGCAGTTCTTTCGTAAGGTAATTTTAATTTGTCAAAAACTTTGGCAATCGATCGTGCGGCCCATATTTGAGGCTCTATCTGTGTTTCTTTTTTTATTTCTGACAGGAATTGCTTTTCTTGTACTAGTAATTTTTCTTTTAATTGGTGAGCTTTTTGGACGTCTACGCGGACGCCCTTAAATCGCATATCTACTAGACAAGGAAAGAGTTGAGTCTCCAGATCAAATATCTCTGTTAAATTTTCTTTTTTAATTTCGGTTGATAGTCGTTTGAATAAATTTAATGTTAAATAAGCATCTTTTTCTGCATATTCACCGACATATATTGCTGGTAATTTATACAATTCTGCTTTAGCATTTATGCCCCAGTTTTTAGCGACTTCAAATAAAGTAGATTCATTTTTTCTTTCTCCTAAATATTCCCAACTTAGTGCATTCAATGTGTAACGCATTCTATTTTCATCAACTAAAGAAGCCATGACCATAGTATCTACAATATGTCCATTAACTTTTATTCCATAATAACGAAGCCAACAGATATCATACATGGCATTGTGAAATATTTTAGTTGCTTCAGTAGCACAAACATCAGCAATCCAACTTAAAATTCTTTTTTTATCTAAATTACCACCCCCTTCATGACCGAAGGGGTAGTATTTACACCAACCGTCTACTGCCACAGCAACTCCAATAATTTCGCCGTTGCCTATAACAGCACCGGATCCTTTTGATTTTAAATCGGGGTCTCTTGTTTCTAGATCTATTGCTATGAGTTTATATCCACTCAGGTCTGGAAAATTGTCCGGGGCTATCCATTCGGTTTGAGCTTCGAACATTATTTACCGGCTTTCCATTTTTTATAACCTTCTATCCATGTTTCTGTTTTCTCTTTCTCTTCTTCGTAATCTCTTTCAATAATCATATCGATAAAATGTTTAGCTTTTTCCAAGTCTTCCTTTCCTCCTTTATATTGATGTCTACAAATATATTTAATAACATTTCCTTCTGGAAAAAGCAATTTGTTCTCTATGACAAATTTACTTGGCTGAATTTTCATTTTTTTATAATGAGTTCCTCCAATTTGTTTATCGTAAGAACTTTCTGGTTTTATTCTGTACAATGAGTCCATCTTTTTGATGTAATCTTTTACTTTCATATTCCTAATAAGACTTTCGTAACGACTGATGAAGTAATACAAAAAACCGTAATTAAGAGAACGTCTTCTAAAAAATCTAAATCAGGTTTCATATTCGATAACCGTATTCTCCTGATTGATTAACAATATACAAATTTTCAAATGTCCGTGTAATTCCTACAAAAAATAATCGATGTTCTGGGCTTGGATCTTTTTGATAGGCATTAAAACTATTGTAATCAATGTCTAACATTAAAACAGTATTTTGTCTTTCGTCGCCTTTTGCACCATGAATCGTTGACAATTTTATTCTAGGTTTAGCTTCCGGCGATATATCTTCGCCATTTTTTTCCATGGCTATTACAAAGTTTCTTTTTTTCTCATTAATTTTGTCTAGCGCTTGTTGCCAGCCGCCCGTCGCTAGCAGACCATGCTCGTTTCTTAAGTCTTCAATATTAACTAAATCTTCAATGACATTTTTCAAAGAAATACCGCTGCCAAAATTTCGTTTTAAATTTCCACCTTTAACGGTCATGAACGTGTACATTTTCTGTGCTAATTTAGCTGGCATTAATTGTCCTTTATTTAATTTTCTCCAGGTATCAATAGCCTGTAATAAATCTGCACTTACTAAATTATTCCCTTTTTTACTCCCGTAGTAGTAACCTTTATCTTCAAAAAAATCTTTTAATGGCTCTAACATTTTATTGGTTCTAGTCATAAGCATCCATTTACCTTTGCTGTAATCAATTTGCTCAAAATTAGATACCCAGTTTACCGTTCCTTCAAAATCTCTTGGTTTCCATTGTTTAGGAACTCTTTCGTTTAAAGGTATCTTATCTAAAATTTGTTTTGCTAATTTTAATACTTGTCTTGGAACTCTTCTTGATTTTATTAATGATCTATCAATCGTTGTGTTTTCCTCTTTATGAAGTCTTATGAAATGTGTTGGATTGGCTCCTTGAAAACCCATAATGGCTTGATCATCGTCACCTGCAATATAAGATCGTTTGGCGTTAGATTCGATATAGTGAAACATTTCCCATTGAAGATTATTCAAGTCTTGGGCTTCATCTAAAAACACAGCGTCAAATTGGGGACATTTTTTATTTTTAATGAATAAAGAAATCATGTCAATGAATTCAAACATTCCTGTTTGTTGTTTAAATTTAATCAGGCATCGATTCAAATATTCTAAATTCGAATAACTAATGTCTTGTAAGTGTTCTTGTAAACCATATTGATTTTCTAGGGATATTTTTCTGCATTTAGCTAAATTGATAAGCTTGATATAATCATTACCATAGATCATGTTCCCATCTTCCGTGGCATAAGTTTCAAAATTTAAATTGGCAGCTATTCCGCCGACGTAAGTTTTAAAAGCGTCCCATTTTTTTCCTTTTAAAAGTTGAGTTTTAGTGTTGATGCCGCATTCTCTTGTTCCTAAAGCGTGTAGTGTACAAAAATATTTTAAATCTTCGTCGTAATCAATTTTACTGAATAATTTTGTGACCCGTCCCACTGAAATATTAGTGGCGTTTTTACTGAACGTAAAAAAACCGATTCGTTTTAATGGCGTGTTGTATTCTTCTTTTTCTTTTTTCAGGTAGGTATTAACTAGTCTGTAAGTTTTTCCTGTACCAGGAGGTCCTGGTATAATTGTTCTTTTTATCATTTTACAAAGGGTGGTCTTTCTATTGGTGGTGGTTCATCCTTTCCTTTTTCTGCAGTAAATGCATCAATGGATACTACCTTAGCAGTTTTTCCTGCAATACTCAAACTGTCGTCTATTTTTGCATTAAATAGTTCTTCAATTTTGTGTAATGTTTTATTTCTTTCCATTGTCCAGGATCTTGTGTTTTGCAGATATTTCCAAAAGTCTTTAAATTTAAAATAGGATTTACCTTCATCAGTCCAGGACACTCCTCTATTAATATCTGTTTTCTGTTTCCCCGCTGCTCGATCCGTTGTAAAATTTTCTAGATGCTCTTCAAGTTGCTTTTTAAACGTTAAACTTTCTGGAGCTTTTATTTCTTCGATGGCTTTCATTAAATTACTAATCACTTTTCCCCATACCGGCTTGGAAACATTAGGGAGCTTAGTTCTCATTTGTTCCATGCATGCTTCATCAAATAAGTCAAAATTTCTTAGGGTCTTGGTATCTACTTCTACGGTTTTGCCACCAACGTTAACAAACCAGATAGGTGGATCTGATGTAAAAATTCTTAAATTAGAAATATCGGGCATTAAGGAGCCGTTTCCTATTCCAAATTTTCTTGTTTGACAGGTTAAAGAATCACAGTAGTTACAGATTGGCTGATCTTTGCATTTGTACTGATAATCTTTTTTATTAAGCGAAGAAATAGTTGTCATTACTTGTTGAGGACTTAAAGGTGGCTTCATGAATCTTGTATTATAAGTCCCTAAATCTGTTTGCCATGTGTCTGGATTCGCTTTCTTGAGATAAACTCCAATATTATAGAGTCCGTTATTTCTTGTCCCCTCAGGAAAGCCTTCCTTGCATAGTGTTTGTAAGCAAGGAGGACCATCCTTGATGTTTTGTTCTTTCTCACTTTCTATCTTTAACCTTTCGAATTTATCTTTCGTTAATCGGTATTTAATATACAGTTCTATGAATTCTTTTAGATTTGCTGCTTCACCATTGTCTTTAAAAGCGTATCGTGTTGTTTTATCTCCTCCATGATATGGTAAATTTAAAAAGCTGCCTGTATCTCCTCTCTCTATTAATATATATTCTTGTTTCGGAAATATTTCACATTCAGAATAGCCTAATGCTGCAGCCATAATTTTTAACTTCGCTCGCATGACAGCCGCTGGAATCCAGTCAGCTACGAACAGAAAGACGTGAGCCCCTCCGGACTTGGATCTGCAAACGACCAAAGGTAAATTTTTTTGTCTTATTTTTTTAATGAATTTTTTGTGATTGAAATCATACTGATCTATATCAATGCATCCCCATTGACACAGATTTTTTTCGTTAATTGGAATGATACCTAGCGCCGGTTCTTTTCCTTCTAAATGGTTTTTCCAAAGTTCGTCTATTACAGGTTTTTTAACTGTAAAAGGTCTCCCTTTTTGTTTTCCATTCGCAGAGTGAATAGTGCTTGGAATGTACTGACCATAAGCACTATTTAATCCTTCAAATATATCTTTAAACGCTTTCATCATGTTTTTTGTATGGGCGGCTTAAGTCTCCCGCTACCGCCCACCTTTCCATCCGGTGTGGAAACTTATGATGTTTTACCGTTCAACTGATCTACTCTACGGCAACTTTCATAAAATGTTTTTGCCCTTTTGTAGAGATTGACATCAGTTATTTCCGATATTTTTTGTATATTGTATCCATACCATTCGTTTCCTTTTCCAGTATTTTTTACTGAAGATAACTTATAGATATGGCTGAAAGGTGGCGGCGTATAAGGGCCGTCTTTTCCATCTTTCGTGATGCTCATCATCATTGAATTCCATTTTCTGGAAATCTTTGCTTGTGTTGAAGACATTGATATTAAAGCCGTTTCAGCAGATTTGCCATCAGAAATGATGACAAAATGTTGAGCCGTCTTTTGAATATAATTACCATTTGGTAATCTGTCTTTATTCATAGCATCTTTTGATGTTTTAGAAAGAATATCACTATTACCAGGAAATATATTTTCCGGTCTTCCTGATCCTGTGCCAAAATCGGCCCATTCTTGATACTCTAATCTATAGTGACAAGGAATAACATGTATTCCTTTTTCTCCATCGTACAGTTTTCTTGTCACTGTGTTGAAAAACATACCAGGGTCAGCACCTTCAACATAATTAGCATGTTTTCTTTGTGCTTCTGCTGATCCGTTTTGTAGAAGTTTCAAAATTGGTAGAGCCAAACTTTCTGGGTCTACGTTTTCGAAACCTTTTCTAGCGTCCGCTTCAAACAGAGCGTCTGATGGCAGACCTGCTTCCTGTTTTTTAGCTACTTGCTTCTCGTTTCTAGTTTCCATTTTCTAGTTTCTCCTTGTTATTTTTGTTTGGTTACCTACAAACGGGTTAAAGAGGTCCGCGGGCATATCTTGTCCAGATTCTGTACGCTCGCGAACCACCGC